ACCACCTTGACTAAGATTATTAGGTGGTGCTATTGGTACTTTAGACTGTGGTTGTGTTAATCCCCATGCATTAGGATGGTCCATAGGTAGACCAGATTGTGTAGGTTCTTCAGTTACACCAAGTAACTTATTACCTTCAGCCATTTCCTCAGCAGTTATAGTTCCATCCTTAGATTTAGCCCTAAGCTCATTAAGTCTTTGTTCTTTAAGATAATCACCCATTGTTTGATATGGGTCGGTAGTTACACCTGCTCTTGGATTATTATCTGGAGTAGGTGTAGGTTCAGGTGTAGGCGTAGCCTGTTCATTAAATGAAATAGGTGGTCTACGTCCTACTTGTAGATTAGGGTCAGACCATTGTTGAGGATTAGCTATAGGTGCAGCAACAGATGGATTAACAGGTGGTCTTAATGGTAAATCTACAGGAGATGGAACATTAGTATTTAATGGTAAATCACCCGGTATATTAGATGGTTGATTTAATGGTAAATCTAGTAATGGTCCCTCATCACGCGGACCCATTGGTAAATCTGATGGAATATTTCTTTCAGGTGGTAAAGGATATTCTAATCCACGAGAAGGATTATTAAATGGATTTAGTGGTAAATCAAAACCAGTATTAGGTTGTCTAATAGGTAAATCATATGGTGTACCACGAGGTTGTCCACCTTTTAATGGTAAATCTGGAGATGATGGAGGTGCTTCATGTAATGGTAAATCAAAAGGAACATCTTTAGGAAGAGTATTTACACCTTGTTTAGCACCAATACCTTTATAACCCAGTGCATTCATTGCTAATTCAAATGCACCCTGACCACGTTCACCTAATGTAGATTCTGGGTCTAATACTCTAGAACCACCATGTACCATACCGGGAACAGCAGCCATCTTACCTATAGTTTTAAGTAGATTAGGTGCTCTTTGACCTGTAGCAGCCATCATAGCGATATTAGCGGGTGAAGTAAAATCATTAGCTACGTTAGCTGTGCCCTCACCCATACCACCTATTAAACCTTTAAACATTGCCATAGCTCTACTATCATTTAATTTAGGAGTAGTCATATAGTCAGAAAATTTACTACCTATATGTTCTAAATCACCGGGTAAATAATGTGTTAATGGAGTTGTTGCACCCTTATATATACTATTAAGTAATCCCCCACCCTCATCTTCAGGTTGTTCAAAATTTTGTGGACCTGTACTAACACCGGGAGATTTAAAATATGGATTTCGATTTAAAAAATCCTGAGCTTCATCAATATATCTACGGTCAGATGTACCTGTACCAGTAGGTTTCCTCGCGCTTGGTGTTTCTAATCCACTTAATGATACACCCTGTTGTCTAGCTATTTCTTCAACTTGACTAGTAGCCGGTTCATTATCACCCTCTAACGTTAGGGTTTTACCATTAGATAGTGGATAACGATATACAGTAGCCATTACTCTATCCCTACCTTATACTTACCTGAAGATTTAGATGATGAAGGAGATGTATTTATTCCCTGTCCTTGGGAGGTGGTGGGGGATTTGATAACATTTCCATTATTCTGTATAGTAGAATTCCCGCTACCATAAATAGAACGATTGATTTCATTCCATTCATCCAATGATGGACCACCACTACCAAACCATCCACTACTACCATTAGATGGTGGAACTATATTTACTCTACCATCTTGGTCTATTTCAATATATGGTGCTAATTCAGGTCTTTGATTTCTTAATTGATTAGCTCTATTAGCTTCTTCAACTTTATTAGGTGTACCAACAATAGGTTTACTGTTTTGTAAATCTTGTCTACCCTGTACTTGAGCAGCAATATTACCTAATTGTTGTCCACCTCGTTGTTCACCTAACTGCATTCTATTAGTTTGTTTTTGTGTTTCTAATCTACCTGCAATCTCACCCTTCTTTTCCATTTCTTCAATAGATGTATATAGTCCGCTATCTATGCCAGAATCAACCCATCCATGAACAGGGTCGTATGAATACAAATTACCACCGGGAGCAGCATAAGTTTTAGCATTGGGATGTTCTGCTCTAAATTTATTAATTGCCTGTTGTCCCCTAGCGATATCATTCTTATCCCAACCTTGAGCATTTTTATCCCAACCTAATGCTATTTTAGATTGGTCATTCTTAGACTTTTCAGTTAGTTGAGATTGCTTAAGTTTATTTGTTTCATCAGATTGATATTTTTTAAAATCCAATGCTGCCGACTGAGCATTTGACATACCTGTAATAGGATTAGTATTATATGATGCCCAATCTACTGCCTGTTTAGGCTGTTGATTAATTGGTTGATTTGGGTCATTCATACTATTACCAATCTGATTAATTCTCCCACCATATTGATTAACATCAGGGTCATTCAGGCTTTTCTGAAATAACATCATATTCTTTTGGTCACGTATCTTTTTATCTTGCGCTTGCTCAATCCAAGGATTAATAGTTGCCATACCTTGATTAACAACACCCATATTAATACCACCTGCTGATAAGTCAGGAGCACTAACAGGATTCATGTTATTTGGCGTAAAAATTCCATTCATTCTTAATTTGTCGATGAATGAATCAGGCATATATTATCCTATTGAATACCGTTCAAACCTCTACCGATAAGACCTATATTATTAGCATTACCTTGTTGATTAACGTTATTTTGGAATTGAGCACCTTGTAATGCTTGATTACCAAATAGATTAGTTAGTGCAGGTGTGGTTCCATACAATCCCTGCATACCCTGTAAAATCTTACCCTGATTATTTAATGCATTACCTTGTGCATTAGCATTAAATTGTCCAGCCTCATTCATAGAGCCAGCATTAAACTGGGCAATTTGTGCAGCTAAACTATTGTTAGCTAATTGTCCTGAATGTTGCATTTGAGCACCTTGTAGTGAAGCATTATTCATAGCACCAGTATTAAATCTAGCAATATCATTTTGTAAATTAGATTGGCCTGCTACCAGATTAGCTAATTGTGGTGTAATATTTAGTTTATTTTGTGCAACTTCTTTAGCAATACCAGCATTAACATTTGTCATCTGATTAGCCATTTGGTCAGACATTGACCTAGCCATACTAGATGATGCAGCATTATAACCGGGACTAAATCCACCTTTTAACGCTCTATTACGCGACATTTCACGTTGAGCATTACCATATATAGCTCTAATAGGTGATATGCCTCGCTCTCTTAGATTACTAATATCACCTTCTGAATATCCTCCTGTATCACTTAAACCTTGCATTCTAGTAATAGAATCTCTAAGGTCCGGAGACTCGGTATAGTCCATAGTATGCGGAACAATAGTTGGAGCCTTATATTCAAAATTAGAATAATTTATCTGTTGTGGTGTATATGACCCCTTACCAGCACTAGAACCAGCTTGATTATATAAATCATTATATTTACCCATTATGTTAGAATAGTCTCCCGCCTGCTGTTCAGTGGCGGTATTAAAAGTTTTATATTGATTACCTATAGACGAACCTTGGGATGCATTTAGTGGATTATTGGATTGTGATGAATCCTGACCTACAGGATACTTCTGAATACCACCACTAACACCTGCTGTAGGCATATTATTACCCCGCTACTCCAATTTCGCCTTCACCTTGTATAGTAAGTGAAGTTGCTGCTGAAGCACCACCTACTAAAAAGTCTGCTGAATCTAATCTCATTAGTCCATACCAATCTATAAAACTATTAGCAGCTACCGATGTACCTTGACCTATAACTTCAGTTCCTGCTGTATTTAATCCAGAGCCACCAAGCCATAATGAAAACGATACAGCACCAGCCGTTTTATTAACAATTCTTACATGCCTTAATATGATATATTGAGGTGAAGTACCAGCATTAACACCACCTGATGTTGTTGGTGGATTCAGTATATTTGTGGTAAGTGTACCACTTAATGCAACAGGACCGAATCTGAATGTTTTGTTGGATGGCATCTATTACTCCCAAATTAATCAATTGGATAAAATCCTGAAAATCTTATATAAGCAGTTGTTAATATATCAACAGCCGTAATAGGATATGCTGCAACACCACTACCTATTCCATATAAATTTATTATTTTAGTGTTAACATTAGTTAGGAAAGCAAATTGAGTACAACCCGCAGGTAAATTTACTCCATATACAAAAACTGGAAAATACCCAGCTTGAGCAGAAGTACTTGATAAAGCAAATGGAAGCTCATTTATTGTTACTATTCCATCCATAGCAGGGTCTTTAGTTGCAATATCACATTGGCATGAAAAAAATATTAATTTTTTAAATTTAACATATGTTATAGACCTCGTGATACTATATGTATGATTACCTGCAACTACAGAACCCACCAAAGATACATCTAAAGTACCCCTTGATATATCTAAAGCTCCATTTGATAATATTCCACTAGTTATTACAGCTGCATCTAATGATGCTATAGAATCGGACCCCCCAGTCTCATGGGATACATGATGTGTTCTAGGGTCAGCTAATACACCCGTTGTCATTACAAGTATTTCACCCTGTGTCGCATGACTACGTGTAACAAAACCCACACGTTGAGCATATGCTGGAGCTACAGGTAATGTATCTGTAAATGCTCCCGCTGTAGTTGGGGATACAAATAATGAAACACCCTCAACAAATGCTGATGTATTTACACCCTGTAATGTTCCACTTGTTAATACTCTTGTAAACGCGTTATTAGCAGCAACATCTAATACAATACCAATTGCTGGCATTGTAACAATATTGTCAGATTTAGCTAAACGAACTAAAGCATTAGCACCTAACGCACCTTCAATAAATACAGCCTGACCACGTACAATACCAGTAGGTTCTGTAACTTTAGCAATAACTACGTTATCACTTCCAAACCTAACACCACGTCCTAGACTATCCTTCATCTCAACTTGAGTATATCCATTTGAATCTAATGCATATACTCGTGCAGTATCAACAGGAGGATTAGAATAAGCACCCTCAAATAAATCAACATAAGGAAGTTCAGGACTATCAATTAACATCATTGAAAGTTCATTAGTCTCACCATCTAGACCGGGTATAGTTAGTCCATCTCTACCTGATATACCCTGTATACCTTGTGGACCCATTGGACCTTGTGGTCCTGTACCACCACCTCCTGAACCACCAGTAAGTCTACCTAATACATATACTGTTCCAGCCATTGTTGCTGAACCAAGAGTATTAAATATTCTTATAGCATTTAAAGGATTTAATTGTGGTATTATTCTTAAATTATAATTATCTGATGAAAAGAAATTAGAACGTGCTACTTTTGGAGCATTAGAATTCCAACCATGTATTAAAATTTCACCACTTCTACCAGCCGTAGAACTACCAAAATAAAACACTAACTCAGCTTGTGCTGATTCTGCTCCCGCACCTGATACTGCTACATAATCTCCAGATGATGCAAGAAAAGTAACACCATTATCCCAACTTACCCTCATTCTAATTTCAGCACTTACACTTAAAGTTACATTTCTTAAAATAACACGAATATCACTATACTGTCCTAAATCTATAAAATCTTTAGAAGTTTGTCCAGTTAATGTAAAGGTACTTATTAAGTTCCATGTACCTGCATCACCACCTGTTCCACCACCTCCACCAGATGATATTAATCCACTAGGTGGTATCATTAATGGTTCATAGGATTCAGATTCACTGTACATTAATTGAGTAATTTTAGTTTCATTATATACATTTGTAGTCCCACCTCCACCAGTACTTACATTAGATGAAGGAGGAATCATTAAAGGTTCATCTTGACCATAATCACTGTATAGTAATTGAGATATACCTAATTCATTAATAACCGTAGTGTTACCCCCACCTGATGGTGAAGATGGAATAGACGCATTAGTATTAGATACATCTTTTAACTTTTCCATCGCATTTATCATTAGAAAAAGTAATTGATATAGTTGTTGGTCTTTATTTTGCAGACCTGTATTTAGTAATTGAACCTGTAGTCTAGCAGGGTCAAATCCTATTTTACTCGGAATAGCCATTATTGAGGATAGCCTGTTGCGACTGGTTTTATAAAAATTACAATCTTAGAGAAACGAAACCATTCATCTTTTTCAGTTACTTTTAGTTCATATTGAACACGTTGGTCAATAAAATTAGCTAAAGTAACCTTCTCACGATTGATAGGATTTTGTAATCCTAAATCAACTAATTGTGAGTTATTAACATTTTGTAGACTATGTAGGCTTTGTTTAAGATTACCTTCCCCTACTATCCTTAGACGCACACCTGTAGTGTGTAACAACTCACCTACATAACTTGAGGCGCGAGGCATTATGTACCTATATATCCAGTTTTAATGGTTGGGTCAGGAATCTTGAATTCTTCAGTTACATCTTCTTCCACATATATCAAATCATTCCTTCTTCCGGAAGAAATTTTATACACTCCAGTACCATCGAAGAATAGAATCTCAAGTGTTCCTGCTAAAACTTGACCTTCAAATTGTGTTCCACCATTTAATTTTATAGCAACAGGAACCTTACCCTTAGCTCTAATTAATCTGAGTAAATATACATCTATAATGAATTCTAAGTAATATGTAGTTATAGTGATAATTGCTGGAATCATTATATTTGCATTTTCTAATTCCCAATATAATGTGATGGGTGCAGTTGGGTCTAATTGCGTAAAATCTACTGCATCGGGGTCTTCAGGGTCAGACTCTATTACTACAGATTCTATTGGTTGAACATCTATATTGGCTAATGTTTTTATTTCAGTTGGTGAGGTTATAGTTGTGGTCCAACGTTGGATTTCATATGTTCCTTGAATATATACATTTTCAATGGTGCCAACTTCAGTATTAAGGTCAGTCCCACCTTGAATATCAATTCCTATAGAACTAGTTAATAAATGAAATGCGTCTGGAACTTCGTTATAAGCGTATACTACTTCCCAAGTACCCTCAGGATTAACATCACTAGCATCATCCCATATAAATGTACCGCCCAAATCTGTAGTAACATTTAATATTTGACGAGCACTTGGAACATTCTTTGTTATAACAACTGTAGCAAAAAGATTAGCTGTAACAGGAGTCCAGCCAGCTACAGGTAAATCATTTATACCATCATAAATACCATCCCAAGATTCACCGCCATATAATTCAATTTTACCTACAAAGAAATTAATAGAACCATTAAAAAGACCATTTCCCGGTCTATAGGAACCATCAAATAAATACCAAGCTGCTACTACTATTTGATTATCTGGTATTATTAATGCTTCATAAATTTCATATGGTGAACAACTTTCAATAGGTGTGGGTTGACTTCTTGACCACATTCCAGTTTTACTACCTACAGTACCTACAATTATTCTAAAATTCATAGCCATAGTTATGTATCCATAGGACTGAGCATCAATTCAAATAACCTAGCACCCAATATTATTTCATCAATATTTAAAATAGCCACCGTACTCATAGGCACCACATATGTCCACGGAACCCAACATACCGATTTCGGGTCCATACCATCTGAATAATTACAACAAAGAACACGCCCGTCAGGTAACACAATATAAAGTTCTTTTTGAATCGGTGCATTAACTATCTGTATACGTCTAAACTGGTTTCTATCAAGTGCATTCCAGAATGTTTCAATTTTCCAACTTAGTTCAGGTGATATGTATCTACCATTAAATAATGATATACCTTGGAAAGTAGCTACTATAAGATAATCAACAGTAGATGACCCACTATCTAATACAGTCGCAATGCCATGAACACAAGTACCCAAAGCATTATCAATAGAAACCATCGGCCATAATGACGGTTCTTCGCCATTATCAATAAATGCTACTGTTCGGGACCGTTTAAATACGTATAATAAGTCTCTAAGTTCCTGACCATTAGTTAATGGATTACCATCAGGTGGCATTGCGATAATGCCATTGATTTTGTTTATTGCCTCAGGTTCGCCTATTTCTGATATAAGTGCTGTTGAGGGTAAATCAAAAGGTGCAAATAAACATAGCCTATCATGAAATAATGACAGTGCTGCACCTGCTGGTATCTCTTCATAATTATCTAATAGGTGCGTTGCATCATCTATTAAGTCTTGGTCAAAAAATGATACATCATTTAAGAAAATAGTTGTGTTATTAGGTATGGTAGCATTTGGAATGAAAAAGAATTGATAGCCATTCAAGTCACCATTAAATACTTTAGGGTCAATAACTTTAGTAGCAACTATATGACGTTTAGTTACATTTGGATTACCTGATGTTGGTATATTTCCAAATGAAACACTCTGAACAGCTTCCGTAGTAAATTTTTCATTTAATGCAGGTGGTGTAAGATAGCCACTAATAGTTTCACTTACTACAGCAAATATATGTATACCAGGGTCTGTATGTCCCGGTCCACCTATTGCTATATCTATATTTCCACTGGCTAATTGTGAACCAGCAGCTTTTCTAGCCGCAGTTCCATCACCAGCATAAACATATAAAAACTCCCCCTCTAATCCTTTTTCAACATTTAAACCTTTATCATTTAGATATGACTTAAATGGTGAAATATATGCTCGTCCAGCATATGGAATACATGCAAAATCCATCATATCAGGCAAAGTTAGGATAGGTCCGTAAGTAATATGCTCATCTACTAAATGATATATTTCACCCGTAGTTCCATCATCCTTAATAGAAAGCACTAGTAGAGTGTTACTATCTTTAGTGGGATAATTATATGCACGAACTATATTAGGTGTAGGGGGTTGTCCGACCTGTGATATATCTATACCATCTCTAGTCTCTATAGAGCTATCACCTACAAACTTTATATTGACACACTCAGCAAAATGGTCTAATGGTGTAGTATCCACATCTCCACGCGCCCATAGACCACTAAATGAGTCTAGCACTAATGGATTATGGTCTCTATAACTACTAGGCATAATCTTAAGCCGAAGTAACTATTTTCCAAGCCGGAACAGCCTTAGTTCCACCATTAATATAAAGTTTAGCATTAGTAATATCTACCAATAGACTACCTTTACCTGCAAAATTAGCATACGTAGTTGCATCAGGAACACCTGCATTAGTAAGTATACCTATTTCTTTTGCATTCAAATCACCCATCCATGCGAACCAATTCATTTTACCAAATGCCTGAAGTGGAGAATACATAAACACACTCCTTTAGAATTGAACTGTTCTTTTAAAACCCTGTCTAAATGGTCTACGTCTAGTCATAATAGCTTGCTTGCTCTTAGTTCCAATACCAATTACACGGTCCATAGCTAATGCAGCATAATTATTTAGAGACATTGCTCTTGATTGATTTTCACCAATAAATTCTGAACATAGTGCTGCTGTTCTATATTGAACAAATGATTGTAAATTAGCTCCAACTATTTCATCATCTTCACTAAGAATTTCAAAAAACATTTGTCTAAGATAATCTATTTTAACCTCAATATCACAAGTAGCCGGAAAGAAAGTAACTTCCTCATTTTGCCAAGTATATACACCTAGTGTATTGGTAGCTATTCCTTCCAGTTCTATAGGAAGAACCTTAACCCTAGTCATTCTAGTAAAACCTTTACTTTGGCCTGCTTGTCGTTCCCAAAGTAATTCAGGTTCTACCATATCTGCTGGTAACTTATTATCTGGTAAATTTTGAAAAACTAATTTATTAGTTCCAGCTTTAGCAAGAATCACAAAAGATTGAAATTCAGTTATAGGAACCTGATTTAACTCTAAGAACTCTTGTAGTTCAGCTAATGCCATGTTTAGATATGGCAATTGAACAGTATATGGATAAATAGATTTAGCTGTATCATTCAATAATGCAGCCGATTTATCCATCATATCACCGGCTGTTATTGTAACGTTAGGCATCTTATCTCGCTTTAAATTCTATAACTCTTTTACCACATTTTAGACAAATGACATAGTGCCATAATTCGTCACCACGCCATTCTGTATAATTCATACACGGTTCCATTTGAAACCAATGTTGAATTTTATGTAAAATAGAGTTACGAAGCAAACTGTATACCAAGTTCCTTAGCCTTAACAGGGTCAGTAACAGCTTTACAGTTAGGACATACTGGAAATTCAAGATTACGTGGCGAACCACATGCTACACATTTAGACATACCCATCATTACATGGTCTTTCATCCAATCTTTATTTTGTAGTCCCAATTCCCTAGCAGCAATTTTCATATCTTCTAAAATGCTTAATGGATTCCCATTAGTTCTAGCCCAAAATCCATCAGCCATCCTAATAAGTTGATTAAAATAAGCCTTCTGTCTTTCCTCAGCTCTTTTCAAAAGATTAGCATGTGTCTCACGAATTTGTTTTAATGAGAACTCACCTGGAATCCAAAATATTCCCGGCATAACATCTGGAAAGGACACTCCTAATAGCCCCTTACAATAATCAGTAACCACTGAATCAGCCACCTGAATCGAACTATTAGTAATCTCCAATAATGGCTGTTCTTCATCAATTTCACGCCACCATGAAGCACTGCCTACCACTAGAATAGATGGTTCTTTAACACTACCAGCTTTCATTTCATAAACAGATGGTGTTATAGTAGATTTAATTTCTTTAATATCCTTTGGATAAATAGATACTATGGTAGACTTATCCATAGGATTCAGTTCTGCACGAATAGTTTGACGACGAATCTGATTCATTGCCAGCGTACCAGTACTCATTTATTCACCTTTTCATAATTACGAGGAACGATAATAGACTCACCTGTTACGTAAGTCGTACCTTGTAAAGAGGATTGTTCACCAAAAAGTTCTTCTATAATACCATCTACTCTTTTACGTTTAGCCTCTACTTCTTTTTCAAGTGTATTCTCAGGGTCTACATATTTAGTGAGTGAATGGTTGCTATATTGGACTGAATAAATAGTATCAATGACAAACTTAGCTGCTTCAAATTTAGGTGGAAGGTAGTTACCTTTTTTATCCTCAAATACCCAGATTGGTTCATACGATACTCTAGTAGCAGGTAAGTCATTCTCATTATATTCTGGAATAACCACTAACCTTTCTAATACATACTTTTCCTGTATCCATTGTCTATATTTAGGAACTTCACGTACTTCAGTAACTGTTCTTAGATATAGTCCACCGGGCGTGATATCATCGTATGTTCCTAAACGTTTTTCAATCTGGTCCTCGGACCAAACTATTCTCCATATTGGTATTCCACTTATAGAGTCAATACCAAAATGATTAACTAAATGTTCATTTAGAGTTTCGATGGTTTCTGTGAGTTCCATATGATTATTAAGTGCCGGTTTTAACTGAATCCATAAACCGGCAAAAAGGAAGTAAATTAGTATCCAGTCGGCACAGCCAAGTTATCGATATATGACGTAGCAGCAGGATTATTTACAAACACCTGCATACCAACAGTCATATAGAAAATATCTGCTGCCGATACACCACCATTTGAGGAACGAATTTCAAAAATCTTACGCCCATCAGATGTGTAGAAACCAATGGGAAGAATTTCTGCACGTCCCCAAACTTCATCGCTTACAAAGTCAATTCTCTTTTTATCCCAACTATAAGAGGGACTATCAGGAGCGCCCGCAAATGACATGCGCTCAAAATACATATCCAAGCCTTCTTCTTTAGGCTGTTTTTGGATATAAGAAACTGCCTGACCAATTTCCTCATAGGCCTGTTTCTGACAAGGATGTAGCCAAGCCTTTGGTTTAAAGTTATTTTCCATTCCAAGTCTATTACCAATCTTATTGAGGCAAAGTCTAGGCAATGGCAATGCTAGTGAATTACCCCCACCATTAACACGATTAGAACGAATTTCAGGCGTAGTCGCACGACTAAAACCAAGCCATGTACCTACAGCAGCATTTGAATGATGATATGGCACACCATACAAACCGGGCAATGAGTTAGGCGAAGTTAGACCATCAACAACCAATACACTACCACCGGGAATTACCAATGGTGCTGTTGATGTAAGGTCAATGGTATTGTTTTCCACATCATACAATGTGACAAGACCCTTACCTACAAGAGTAGTTTTAGCAGCATTAAACACCTGAAGTGTTTGACCATAACGAACTAGTTTCGCACCAAATCCATCAGCATTCATTACAATAGTATTGACATTTCCAACCGCTGTTGCAGTACCAACTACACCAACAGTACCGCTACCATCTTGCATAAGCTGATTATCTAGTTGCTTACGCATTTCATCCAACGCAGTAGCAGTAAGTCTTTTAACACCATTAGTGATAGCTTTTCTATCACTATCAGTGCTCCATTGAGTAAGCTTAGTATATTCGATATTCTCAGAAAGGAATACCGCAGATACTACAGCCTTATCCCAAGTTGGCCCACCACCTCTACCCAAATCACCACCATTAGCATCAAAATATTGAAAACTACCACCGGGACGAAGTTCCAATGGAAGTCTCATTTGACGATTAGAGATAGTCTCAACATCACGTTTCTTGATGTTGGAATAAAACTTATCATCACGTTCAAACAAAACTCGAATTTTGGTAACAACCTTTTCGAGTTCAAGTGCAGAAACTTGTTGTTCAACTACAGCCATTGTTCACTCCTTAAACTAGTCCTCAGACATTAGATATTCTAAAGATGACATCTTTGATGGGACTTTACCTTTAGAATCTTTTGAATCGCGGCCACTATTAAAGGAGTGTGGCTTCTCATTTTTGTTATTACCGTTGCGCGAGGCCGTCTTATCCTCAGTCTTATCATTACCAATTCTTTTACCAGTACCTCTCAAAGCTTCATTTCGGGCCTTTTTAATGACTGAAGGCAACAGTGTTTTAGCTTTGGAGATAAAAGCACCACGTATTCTATCCATAGATGTAGTTGAGAAATCATCAGCAATAGCTTTTTCCCATAGTTTATCAACTAGTATTCCAAATCTCTTGTCACGGTCAATAGCTGTTTTAAGTTCGTCAAATGCATCTTTAGAAGCATTCTTACGAACATATTCACTCATAGATTCTTTAGGGTCAATATTAGCTGAAATAGTATTACGTAAAACTCCATTTACACGTTCACTTAATCCATGATTAGCACTCTCTATTTTACGTATATTAAATTGTCTTTGTTGTTCGTTTAGTTCTTTTTCTTTAGTTGTTACTTTTGTATCTTCAGGAAGTGTATCTGAAAGTAATGATGGCGGTACAAATGTGGATGATGCAAATACAAATTGATTAAGGATTTGAGCAGCGGCCTCAAGATTATTATTCTTAGAAGTCCTAGCTTCATTAACCATTGCAACAATAGTATGCCTAATAGTATTTCCAATTACATGATGATATGCCTTTTCATCTACTCGGCTTAATGTGGGAAGATAATCATCAACGAGTTTAGCAAATGCTTTAGTATTACCTTTAGCAGCTCTTAGTAAATTTTCAGTTTTACCATTTTTTAAATCATTCTCAACTTGGTCTAATGTTTTAGACTTCTCTACAGCCTCTTTAGCATCATCAATAGTGGGTAACAGTTCTGTATATTTCTGTTCCCTGTAGTATGCTTTTTCAAGATATGGAAAATCCTTAAATACGTTAGGATACTTAGCTAGGATTTCTTTACGTCTAACTGGTGTAACTAATTCTAAATCTTCTTCTTTAGGTTCTTTAAGTTCTAGCTCTATCTCATCTAGTTCATCATCATCATCTTCAATAACTTCGTCTTCGTCCTCATCATCTTCCTCAATTACTTCATCATCATCTTTATCATCTTCTTTAGATGCTTTAGCTTTTTTAGACTTATCTGTTAAATCTATAGGTTCATCTTTAGCTTCAACATCCTCATTTAAAAATTCGATGATATCTTCCTTCCCCATATCACTGGATGGAGCAGTATTACCACCACCACTATTAACAGGAGAATCAGGAGGATACTGAAAGTTAATTAATTTACTGAATCGTGGGAACATTGGCATCTCCAGTTATAGGTGTCTGAGTATTTTGTTTAGGTTTGCTATTAGGTGCAGATTGTTGACCGGGATTAGGATTACCATCTCCCGAATTACCTTCAGATGGTTTATTGGTAGATACTGATTGCTGTTCCATCTGCTGTTGTTGCATAGCAGCCATTTGTATTTGTTGTAAGTGCATTTTACCATGTAGTAATACGTTACGATAACCTTGTTCATTATCAACTTTTGCTTGCCTACCTATTTCACTACATATCCATTTTCTACAACATTCAAATTCTATATTATGATTATCAAATACCGGGTCAATTTCAACTGAGCTTATCTCAGGATTCATCATATCCCCAGTTTCGATGGGCATAGAATTTAGTAATATAGTAATTTCAGCATTTTGTTTAGTAACATCATCTTCACCGGGTACATAGAATTCTGGAATACCTAGTGATTCGTGAATAAGTCTACGATTTTCAGGAGCCGTGAGAATTTGTATAATTTCAGGATTACTGTTCTGTAACAATTTCTCAATAACATCTTTACGTGCTGACCATGTAAGAGGGAGAGTATCACCAGCATCTAATTCTATTTTACCAATGCGACCCTCTACCTCAGACTTACGAATCATTGTATTTATAAAATTGCCTTGCTTATCTCTCTGTACATCCCGTTCATCATCTTTCATTTCTTTAATGAACAATGGAATTACTTTACCAAATATACGTTTCCACCAAATCGTAAACATCTTCCAAGTATTTTGTTGTCTCTGTAATGCCTGAGCACGAGACATACTATACTGTGATGCAGTCTCAGTTCCTTCCATATTACCACCAAACAATGATGGTAATGCACCGGAAGTTAATTGTGCCATTGACTGTACTTGTGTAGAGAATGGCATTACTTCTTGACTTAGTGTAGCTGTCTTTAGTTCCATAAATCCGTCATTTAATGACTTGCCGGATTTAGGTTTAGCTGGAAATATACCACCGGGAGTTACTTCGGTTTGACCATATGCTGTAAAATCTAATACAGCAGGGTCAGCAAATGTTTGACCAATTCCATGTTCAATGGTTTGAAGGACTAGTGAAGTAAGGTCATTAGTAATTTCTTGTATGCTAACTAGTCCCTGACCAGCAGGTTCATAATGTAAATAATCCGCCATTGGATTTTCAAGTATTGTCCAATTATCATCCAATGATGCATTTGTTGCTTCGGCAAACTGGTCATCTACATATGTAATACATACTCCATTGGGATATTTCTTCTTTAGTTTTTTAACATCAGCTTCATCACCTAACAAATTAAACTTACATGGCCGTATCCATGCTTTATGAACTGTAATTACATTGATAGGATATTCGCCAAGATACTGTGGAGATAGACGCGCCCATGATTCATAATAATTATATGAACTATTAGGACGCCCCGCGTTTACACATTTTAGAATCTTTTCATTACCATGAAGATGGCCATATTCCTCAATTACTGAAGTATAGTCCTTTTCTTCACTGAAAATTAGATAGGGTAAATCCTTCTGCTTTTTAACATGATTAGGTATTTTAACGTTAAGTCCGCCATAAACTTCAAGGCAAATACGTGATTTAGGTTCTCTAGTTACACCTATCAGTCGTGTTACACTAAATTTCTCCCGTCTAATTTCCGGGTCCATTTGCATCATACAAGCTGGACACAAATCAGCACCTTTATATTGTACATTATATTGTATTTCAGAATCTTCATTATCTGGCATGAATTCATCAATTTCATCAGTGCTATTCATTTTTAGTGATGGGTTATTCGCATCAAATGGATTACCTTGTGTTGGTCCCATTAATGCAGGATTAGGTGCTAATGGAGTATTCTCAACAGGCTGTTGCATCTGTTGTTCAGGTTGCATAGTAGTATCAGATATAATATGACCACAATTACTGCATTGAGTTATTTCGTGTTCTTCCTCTATTTCATCGTATTCCTTATCATCATATTCTCCATATTCCTTTGAAGAGTGTGAATAATCATAACATGCAGTCATTCCTTCAGTAACGAATACGAATAGTCCATGTAACCAAAGTAATGCTACATCATTATGACGATATACAAGTTCTGCTATCTTATCTCCGGAACGTGCTGTAATTAAATCTAATGTATTCTCGGCATCGTCGGGAAAACATTTGATAGAAGGAATACTTACTGAAAGTGCCGCTATGATAGATTCTAGATATGCCTTGTAAACATTAATAGGATGGTCATATGCACCTTGTGTTCCATCATCACTGCTTTCTGTATTAGGCGCAACACGCCAATCATGTGCTACTTCAGAATACCATACACGTTGAAAACCTTCCCACAATAACTTTAGTCTACGCCATGCACGTACTTGACGTTCACGTACAGCATTATCTTCCTTATAACAATCATCAAAGATTGTTCTCAATAAACGTTGGATTTCGTCGTTAGGGATGTTATCCTTAGGCATCTAACTTAATCTTGTAAGAACGTAGGATTAAAATCGAATCTTGGAGGTCTAATCTTATTACGGGGTAATCTGAAGGGTGCTGCTACTACAGTAGATGCTGTACCTTCAGGACTATATATTGTATTATCATATTCTTTACCGAATTTAAATTTCATCATACTTTTAAATCTATCAGTCATTCCCTCGGGGTCTACAGTATTATCTAATTTCCACGAGAGTGGAATATCTCTGACCTTATCTCCACCACGTATATTATACATTCCACGATTAGTTGTGAATTGGGGGGTACTTCTTATTTCACTCAACTTCCGTTGTTGACTAGTCAGAATAGGGGAATTTCGTAATTCCCCATATCTATTTAGACTAGCAGCGTTCATTGCATCTATACTATCACTAAAGGTTTTTTCCGCATCAGGTCCATACTTACCTAATATATCACCCATCCTATTAACAGGTGCTCTATAATCACCAGTCCTCAATTTATTACCTCTAGCAAATGCAGTTATTTCATGAGGAATATCACGATATGGTACAATAGCTTTTGCTGCATTATAATCAGTCATCATACCGCCGGGAGTTAATGCATCAGTTGCAACATGTCCGGTTTCATGTCCAAATAGTTCTGTTGCTTTAGATGGACCTTCATCTTTAATAGCTTGAGCACCTTTTTTAGTTAAATAAATTGGTTTCCTTCCAAACTTATCTGATTTTTCAGGTGTTACTAATGCTTCAGTATTTTTATATGCACCTTTATTAGCAACAAGTTCTGGTTTAAGTTCTTCTAATGTTACAGCACGCGGATACCGTTTAACTAATCTTTCAGCACCTTCTACAGAATCCTTACCATGTGCCTTAGCTTCTTTTAGAAAAAGTTCTGTAAAATATCTTCTTAACCCGGCATCAGGTCTTCCCTTAGCATCTTTATAAAGTGTTACTAATGGAGAGGCTATCGCTGCTGAGGGTCCAAAAGTACTAGTTTCTACATTAGTCGGGTCATTCACATAATCTTTATAAAATTTACCAGCACCCTCTAACATTCCTGCTCCTAAACCTTTCCATGTAGCTCCACCAGTGAAAGGTATAGTTGCAGGGGGTTCTAGAGTAGGTGCATCTAATTTATCTGGTATCTCACTTATAGGTTTACTTAAACCTAACATATCTAGAAAAGTTGGACCAGTCTTAATAGCAGCAGGCATCTTACATTCCCTGTTCTATCATATCCTTAACGAAGTCCCAAGTCTGGATAGGTAATTCTGTATGGTCAATAGAATCAACTTCTCTCATTTTAGTAACAATAGGTCTAGTCCATCCCATACTTTCAGCTACGCGCCTTGCATCTACACATAATCTACTGTAGGTTCTACGTCCCCCACCTGCAATAAAGAGGGTATCAACAGTACCATCATGTTCTACCCATACTTTAAAAGTCATTATTCTAGTTCCTTAAATTTCTTCATGAAGTTTTTAGTTGGTCCGGTTTTTAATTTTTCCTTAGGATTATATCCCTCGGTCTTTTTATCTTTCTTATCAGACTTATCTTTACTATCCTTCTTAGACTTATTGAATGGAAAGGGCATTATACTGGTCCTTTCATTAGCTCTTGTTCTAAATCATCTGTATCTATTCTGTTTCCTACATTTGGTAGTGGTTCATTATAAGGATTAATACTAGATAATGTTTCAGTACTAACCTTACCAGTAAGAGGGTCAGTAGTTGATAGAATAGGATTATTAGCTACCAATTTAGCTTTAGCTTTATCTTCCGCTTCTAACATTTGTCTACGTACATTCCAAGGAACATGTTTATTAGTAACAGGTAATGGTCGTATTGGTTCAGTAGTTGTTATTTCCTCTGGTGTTCCACTCTTTCTCAATAGAACTTCAATAAGTCTTAAATTTTCACTACTTAATCTTGCATTCTCAGTCTTTAAAGTTTCACAAGATGCACATATCTTATCTTCATGTTCCTGTTCTCTACAATCAGGACAGTGAGGATTCCACCATTTATGTAGCCAATTAATCATATTATGTTACCGTAATGGTATATACACCAGCCGCAATAGCAACAGTAACAGTAGCAATATCAGTCATTTCGATATCTTGGGGTCTACCATTAAAATCAATAATTGTAATACAGTTAGTTTGAAAATTAAATAACATACTCCTAGCATTATTAATGGGACCATCATTCAATAGACTGAATGCAATCCCCGGTCCAGTTTTACCATCAATAGCTATGTTTGCGATTGGTAGAGGCATTATTTTCTCCTGTGAAACCTAGATACCATTTTCGGTGAATCATGTTGTTCAATAGTATGCATGTTGCGATGGAATGCAGTCCAATCGCCTGATGAATTTAACTGATTAATTATTGCTGCCTCGCGTTCAACTCTTTTAAATTCAGCGTTTGCTTCATTAAAGTAAGAGTCAGCAGAGTCCAAAGCATAACGTAAATCATCATATGGGTCATCACCTTCAAACTCTGCGACATCCTCTACAGGTTTACCATCTTTCTTTTTAGCATCATAATTACACGCTTTAATCGAATCAATCATAGTAGGACAACAATTAGGATGTCCATCATGATTATTCGCATCACAAAGAAAGATTTGTAATCTAGGAAGATTATCTTCAGGTGCAGGTGGGTCGAACAATCTTAGATAGGATTTATATTCCTCCATGCCTTTCATTCTATATAAGTACATGGCATGTTCTTCGCTATATATAGGCATTTCACTTGATGATACAGATGGCCTCGCCTTCCATCTTAAGTATTCATGTATCAACATTTTACCGGCTATTCTTGCACCTGATGTATTATTTGATAAATCAATAGGTTGCTCTAGTGCCGTTTCAATTTGTTCCTGAATAGTATGTTCCTGTCCTCTATCTTGTCCAGCAGATTTACAAAACTTAATTGCCTTAGGCTGTTCATCATCAGCGAATTTCTTAACTACAGGTGCCCATTCAGCAATTTTAGTTTTAGTCCAATATATTTCTCTATATAGGAAAACTCTTTTATTTGGACTAACCGCATAGAATCCAATATAGGTCATTGCTGCAAATCCCCAATCACCTATAATAAACTTAGGCCACCATTTCGGAATTTCAAACGGCTCGCATACATGTAATGCATTATCAGGTTCATCAGGAAATCTCTTATCCCTAAATTCATCAAATACTTGTCCAAGATATGCATTCCAATCACCATGTCTCTTAGCTTTTCTTTCAGCCTCGGGCCTTCCTTCTAATGACTGTGCATATGTTGGGTCGATATTATCGATGTTATCATCTAGTGTTGAATGTATATAAATGCGTTTATTACCACCCTTACCTACAATTATTTTCCCACCTTCAGGATATGGGTCAATAAATCTTTTCTTAACAAATGTATGCCCTATGCCTCCGGGCATACCAGCACCGCGTATAATAGATGGTAATCCTGAACCTACAGGTGCTCTGTTACGTTCAAATCCGATATATAAATAAATGTATTCCGTACAATTTGTTAATTCGTCAGGTGTAAATAGAGAGATTTCCATTGAATCATAGTTATGAACATCCTTTTCTTGTTCACAATGTCCTAAGAATATCTGTGCTCCAGCATTACCTCTAATACCAGCACCATATTGGTCTTCTCTTGGAAAAGTCCAAACCATATCTGTTGAATTAAACGTAGCACCGAACTTACTATATAATTCTCTAGTACGTCCAACTATTTCCTTTTTAAGATCTGGATAAGTTCGTCGCATGAAGACTTGTTTAAATACGGGATTTTCATGCCAACGATGGACAATACCATACACAAGCAGTACATCAGATTTACCACTACCAGCCCCACCA